GATGGCGACGGCTACGGCGACGGCGACGGCTACTAACTAGGAGAATATCATGGCTGTATTTATTGTCTTGTACCTTGCATTCTGCGCCGCACTTGCCGCGTGGATCGTCGTTGGTGGAGCGTCGGATGACTGACTTTATCGGACGCCACTCCGGCCTTCCTGAAAAGGCCTACCACGCCGATCAGGCGCTGGGTAATTCCTCACTCCGGCGCCTTCTGAAGTCCCCTGCGCACTTCATGTACGGCGAACCCGTGGAGACACAGGCGACGGAAGATGGCACGATCTACCACGCGGCCATTCTGGAACCCAGCACGTTCGCTGAGCGGTTCATTTGGACCACGAAATATGGCGTGCGACGTGGAACCAAGGAATGGCAGTCGGTAGAGGAATTCGGTGAGGGGAGGCATGCGATCAAGCTTGAGCAGTACGAACGCGCCATGCGTATCCGTGATTCGATCCATCAAGACCCGCAGATCAAGGCCATCCTGAAGAAATTCACGGCAGAAGTCTCCTACTTCGCCGACACGGGCATGGGATTTCGCGTCAAGGCGCGTTTCGATATCGACGACTCGGAAGTTCCGGGATTCGATTTCGACCTGAAAAAGATCGTCAACATGGATCGTTGGGAGGCGCATGCCAATGACTACGGATACAACACGGCGGTGTTCCACTATCCGTTCGTAAAGTCACTGGCGACTGGCGAGCCGGTGAAGAAGATGGCATTTATCGCGTTCGAAGACAAAGCGCCGTTCCTATGCAATATCTTCTACCCGGATGATCGCGTGTTGCAGAAAGGCGAGGAAGATGCAAGGCGGGCCTATGAGGTCTATGCCGAATGCCTGCGCAAAAACGAGTGGCCTAAGCCACGTGCCAAGGTCACACCTTATGGGTTGCCTAAGTGGGTGAAATGGGATGATTGATAAAGACCTAGCTTATCGCCTTGAGCTATCAGCTATTCGCGCATATGACGACGGCCATTGGGAAATCGAAGATGTTTTGATCGAAGCCAGAGACAGCCTGAAGGCGATTCAAGTTACTGCCACTGAAGGCCTTCAAAAGATCGTCAACGACGGCGGAATCGACTCATACCATACAGCGAGGTACACCCTTGAACGAATCATCGAAATGCTTGAACGATGAGAACGATGCGGATTTTTTAAAGTTTTGGGATGAGGTTCTTGATGATCTACGTAGCTACGGTTTTTGGCCTGAACGGGAGGTTTGTTACGCATTTTGGAAAGGCGGATATTTCACTGGTTCTCGTAAGACAGCCGAGGAATTGAGCCGTGGATAAGAAAGACAACCGTTTCTATCGAGAGCCAGAGGAAAAATCCATGTTTAGTAATCCAGCGGATCGCGCTAAGTACGTAAATAAGCAGAAAACATGGGATGCCGGTCTGGTCATCAATGCATACCTCAATGGGGAGAAGATCCAGTTTAGGCATCGGAGGGACGCCGATTGGACAGACTGGCATAACCATAGTGAGCCAGTTTGGAATTTTGAAGAAAACAATTATCGAGTAAAACCAGTTCCTCGCGAATTATGGATAAATGTATATCCTGAAGAAGATGGCGACTACTTGGTGTGTCACGAATCGGAAGAAGCCGCCATCAACGCAGCGCGTCAAGGCGCCCTCCGGATAAAACTTGTTGAGGTGATCGAATGATCGACTACGAAGACGATTTCGGTGAAGGCGCTATGCTTCAGAACTGGATCAACGATCTTGAAGACCAGCGCCTTACTCTCATAAACCTGATCAATCGAACACGCATAGACCCCATGGAGCTATGTGAAAACGATCTTGAGAGGAAAGCTGTGCGCAGGGCTATGTCGGTGCAGAATGATCGATAAAAATGACATCCGGCGCCAAAGGTTCGAGTCTTGGATCAAAGATAGGGATTGGTTTGCCAAGGCAAAGATGCGTTTAGAACTCACATCGAATGGCGACTATAAGGATTACAGGGTTAGTGATCTCTGGCATGCATTTCTAGTTGGCGTTGACTTCGGTTGGCACAAAGGTTTTTCACTTGGAGTTTCTGAAAAATGAAAGACAAATGGCAACGAAGATTTGAGAGATGGGCATCATCATACGGTCTTACCAAGTTTGAACTTAGAAGCGATGGTACATACGAAAAATTCATCACTCGCATGGCTTTTGATGCCTGGACTCAGGGTCTAGATGACGGTGTGGATGATGGCTGGATGTTTGGAGGTGAGAAATGAACCAACTAACCACCTACGAAACCCCCACCGAAGCCTTCGAACTGGCGCAGCGTGAGGCCAAGGCGCTTTCGCTCTCATCGCTGATGCCGAAGGAGCACCAGGGGGATATCGCGAACTGCCTGATCATCTTCAATATGGCGAAGCGCATCGGCGCGGACCCTTTGATGGTGGCGCAGTCGCTTAACATCATCCACGGCCGCCCGTCGTGGTCGTCCACGTTCATCATTTCGGCGATCAATTCGTGTGGAAGGTTTACGCCGCTTCGGTTCCGTGAGACGGCCACCGAATGCGTGGCCTATGCCACCGACAAGGATACGGGTGATATCGTCGAAGGCGTGACCGTCACCATCGCCATGGCGAAGGCCGAAGGATGGCTGGACAAGAACGGGTCCAAGTGGAAGACCATGCCCCAGCTTATGCTTCGCTATCGGGCGGCGACGTTCTTCGGACGGTTCTACGCGCCGGATATCCTGATGGGTATGCGCACTGCCGACGAAGCGGAAGACATTGCGCCTATCCGCGTGCATCAGGTGTCGGACGATTCGCTATCGGGTGCTTTGGAAGCGTTGGCCGTAGAGGAAGTGGCGGAGGTCGCTGAGCCCGCTTATGCCGACGTCCTCGTCAACGAGGATGGGGATCCTTTCTGATGAATCACGATGAAATAGTTAAGGCCATGGCTGATGTGTGGAATCAAATTATGACTCAGGATACAAGGCCAGATTTGATCTTCGTGCTTCCTCAGCGCCATGTTGTAAGGCGTCGGGGTAAGGTCTATGTTTTTTGGGGTAACCCATTCCGCCGATATTAAACGTGCCAACGACCCACAATCTCAGCCAGCACAAACAAAGCGAACGCCAGCGGGAATAGCCCGACTGGCGTCGCGACACCGAAGGCGGCGAGCAAAGCCAGCACGAAAGCGATGATAAGCAGGATCATGACGATACTCATTTGGAGCTCTCCGGCTTCTTCGGGTTCGGCTTCCATCCGCAGATCTTTGCACCCGTGAGGTTATGGGAAAGGATGGCGTCTGCGGTCTCCTTGGTCAGCACATCGACCTTGGAGACGTAAATGGGTGACGTCCACTCGCATCCGGTGGATACGACGACCGGGGCAGGTGGCTTAGTCCCTTGACCAGGAATCGTGCAACTTATCAGCGCTAGGATTAGGAACGGAAGGGCTAACAGGCTGAGCCCGTATTTCGGTTTCGACGTCATGACGCACCTCGGCGTTATCGGCTTTCACGGTAGCGGTAGCGGCCTCCTGCCTTGCCTGCACGGCATCGGCCTTGTCAGCGGCCGCAGAAGTGGCGGCATCCGATCCCTTCTTTCGGCCATAGGCCAGCGCCGCCAGCACGGCCAGGAGCGCCCCGCCAATGAAGATCACGTACTTGGATATCTTGGACCACCACAGAGCAATCATTTCACCACCCCGCCAGACTTCGTGTATACGGCCCTGATAGCGTCCATCCGTTCAACCCTCTGCCCTGCCCTGGACCCAGGGAGCGACGCCCACAGCTTCGATGCGTCGGACACAGCGCCATCCAGATCGCCGTCGTCCATCCTGTCCATGGCGCCACACTCTCTAAGCAGTTCAGCGCAGGCGCGGTCTTGTGATTCGGGACTAAAATCCGGCAGCGATAACCGGCGGCGCAGCGCGTCCCACGTGGGAATAATCATCTGATAGCGGCCTGCTGCCGACGACCACACCTTGTACCGAGGAATCCACACTTTACGCCGAGGATGGTCCGCATACGATGAAAACAATGATCCACCCACCACGACCTTATACCCACCATCGCTGTCCGGCACGCGATCGGTACCTTCGGTGAAACCCAGCACGTCCATGAACGCCTTTGCATTGCCATCCATCACTTGGATACCTCATCGGACGATGGAGTGGTCTCGCCTTCCATGCGGCCCCGTGGCTTCTGACGCATCAGCCTGAACACGATGCCAGTCGCCGCCAGTCCACGCAGGATCCATTTCGCCGGAGTCGGCAACTCATCCAGCCAGCCCATGGCTGCGATGCTGTTGTAGGCATCAGGAAGCACGCCAACGGCGCCGAAGATCCAGACGCTCCACATCTTCCACCACTTGGAGACGTCGGCTACGAACAATTCACGGATATTCATCGTTGCCACCCTTTCAATGGTTCGCTAGGTTTTGGCCTGCTTTCAACGGCATCCATGCGCCGCTTGAGGTCATCAATGGTGACTTCCATTCGCGTTGCTCGTGTGTCGAGTCCGGGTATTTTGTCCAGGGCGGATTTGATCGCCACGTTGTCCGTTTTGATTTGGTCAAGCTGTGCGCGTATCGCAATGGACTCATCGTGCCCATTGGATACGCTGCGTAAGATCCATAAGATGCCTGCGCAAATGATGGTCTCAATAATGGTTCGGAATGACTGCCAATTCTTGGCGCCTTCCATGTCTCCTTTGATGACAGTCATGGGCTACCCCTGCATGTTGCCGGTGCCTCCATGGCCTGGCTCTACAAATTACGCTCGTGTATCAGTGACGGTGATGTCCTTGAATGCCGTGGCCGCGGTTGAGTCGGTGTAGGTGATGCGATACGTCCCGGTAGCCAACGTGCCTTGTGGCGGATTGCCGGGGCGCCGGAAGTTGGTCGATGCCGCCGTCGGCGTGTCGATGGTAAAGGTTGCGCCGGATATTTGTGTCCACGCGAAACTGAACGGACCTATCCCGCCCGTCACCGACGATGAACTATTGCCGAATACTGCGTTGGATCCCGGCCACGAATCCCCATTAACATTTGGAGCCGAAACCACCATGGGTGTATAGGCCGATGCACCACACAATTGGCCCATGGAAATGGGTAGTGAGGCGGGCACGCCTGCATTTGGCGACGTATTGGGGACATAGGTACCGCCACGCAAAAACGATCCTAGTGAAGTCCCGGCAGGCGCCCCAAACTCGGCGAAAATCTGCGACATACTGATAGGAGGGGTAGCTGGTAGTGTCATAGCATACCCGCCTTCCTGAGCACGCCTTCAAGGAAGGCGACGCGCTCCAAGGCCAGTCCAGCCTTATCTACCCCGAGAACGCCATCAGTGCCCTCGTGGACGTACTCAGGCGCAAGCTCTGCCACCTCCTGTGCAATAGGGCTAACGGCGTACTTTCCGCCATCCTTCCATGTATATTCGGCAATCCTTATTCCGGTCAGGTCCCGTGGAGCGAACTCGCCGATGACATCCTTAAGCCGGGCGTCCGAGGTCTGAATGATCAGTGGCGAGGAAAGAGAGACGTTGAAGGTCGTATTTCCTGATCCATCCATAACCATGCGGTTTGTACCGACCGAGTTATCGAACAGCACGAACGACCCGGTGGGAGCTGGGCCTCCGCCAGAGGAGGCCAGCGTATAGCTGTGAGCACCCGAGGCCGTGTTGGTGAGCGTCATCGGTGTTGAGTTGGCGCTGTTCATCGATACCGTAAGGGGGCCGAAATGCGTACAGGTACCCGAGTTGTCGATAGACATACGGGTGAAGCCAGCCGTGTTGTCGAAAACGCCGAAATTTCCCGCAGGTAATACACCGCTGCTCCCTGCCGTGAAGACAGACCAGCTTCGCCCCCCTGCCGAAGTGTTGGCAACCGTGACTGACGTAGCTGATCCAAGGCCTCCCGATGAAATCAGGGATGTCCCCGTAATGCCCGTCCCCGTAATCGCCCCCGTGGACACCAGTACGTTGGTCGTTATGCCTCCGTTGAAGATGACAGGGTTGGTAAACGTGCCTCCAGCAATGGGGAAATAGCGCGCCTCGGCCTGACCGAAAGCGATGTACTCGTTCGGGTTCACGGCGTTAGCGACATTGATGTGTCGAAAACCGCCCATGGGTAGATTCGCCATGGCTGGCGACTGCCCGTCTCGCGTGACACAATTGGTCAACCCGGCCGCAATGTCGTTCGAGTCGGGGTCCATGCGCGATGCCGTAATAGGAATCGCGTTGACGGCATCCTGGACCCAGGAATAGAGCCGATTGAATACGCCATTACCGTTAAAAGGCATGATCTACTCCGAGGTAACCTATGTTCATAGTATGGCTATTCCTGATCTTTCTCGTCATCGTCGCCACCCTGAGCATTCTTGAGGTGATAGGCATGTCACTATCCTCGTTCACGGGGGGCTGGCAGAAGCGTTCGGATCAGCGTCGTATTGATCGCGCGTGGCAGAAATACCAGACAGCGCACCTTGCTTCGCGACGCGCTTCGACCGAGAGCCGAACGACTCCGCGACCTTCTGCAAACGGCTGATCGAATCCGGCGAGGTGAGGACTTCGGCGAATTCCTTGGCGTTCTTAGCGTAACGGAACCGCTCGACCCACTCGACCCACGCCTTGGGCGATGCGGCGCCAGCAACCTTGTTCGCAATGCCACCACCGGCCAATTCATCGGCTACCTGCTGGTTGAATGCCGTCGCTGATCCCGGCTCAAGCCGCTTGGCCTGCGCATTGAAGACGTCTAGCACGTTCTCCAGGCCCTGCGCAGCTTGAGGTCCAGCGGCGCCATCGACGAGCGCCGTCAGGTTGGCTCGCTGAGCCCTGTTGCCTGCCACCGCCTGCGCGAATCGGGCGCCGGAGAACTGTGGAGTGGTGCCGCGGATGAACTTGTTCGCATCGTCCCATGCATTTTGAATGTGCTGCTTGGCGAAATCGGCCAGCGCCGTGGGATCTTGTTCGGCCATCTTCCCCGCCGTGTAGCGGATCTGATTCGGGTCGATGCCTACCGGCTTGGCATCGATCTGCAACGCGGACTTGATACCAGAAGACAATGCCTGTGGCGTCGAATCCTCGCTAAGCGCGGCGATCTGGCCCACGGGGGAATTCTGCACCGGGTTGACGATATCTCGGGTGGCGTCCATGTAAGTCTGCCGACCCTGAGCCAAATTGGGGCTGTGCTGGGCAAGGAGGTCTCCCAGCGCGCGATTCGCCGGGCTGACCGCGCCGGATATGTTCTTGATCGGCGATCCGTCCGGGCTGATCGGCACATCCAGCTTTTCTCGGGTCGCCTTGTAGATATTGTCCAGCACGCCGACATTCGTCTCCGGGAACCCACCCGGGGCCAACTGGCGTGCGTACTGATTGATGAACCCGCCGACATCCGTTTGCGGCCCCTTGGCCTGCAACAGCTGGATGACCGACTTCAGATTGGCGTTGGCGACGGGGAAGGGGATCTTGTCGGACTCCGCTGCCTTGTAGAATGGGCTCGCCAGTGCGCTACGTTGCTGCTGGGCAGCACCAATGGCTTTCGTCGCGGCGCCCTGTACGCGCCCAGGAACGGCAAGAGGGTCAACCATGCCCATGCCAGGGCTGATGCCTTCGGCAGCGCCCGCTACCGCGCTGGCTGCACCGACAGGGCGCTTCGACATGAACGCGTCCATGACCGACGATCCGCCGGGTGACGACTCCACTACGCGCTGAACGCGCTGCAAGGGGTTCGCGCCTTGGACGGATGCCAGTGCCTCGGCACCGGTGACAGGGGCGCCCATGGCATGGCTCTGGCGAACCAGCGCATCCGCCTCCTGTGCCTGAGCAGGGGTGACCGTACGCATCGCATCTGCGGCGGTCGTGCCGACCGTGGGGCGAAGCAATTGCGCCCCAGAGCCGATGCCACCACCAAGCAGTGCGCCCACCAATGCAGCGCCCTGAGAATCAGGAGCGGCCTGATGCATGGTCTCCTTACCTACCGTGGCGCCAACCGCAGGCATCGCCTGTCGGCCGAGCTCGCCAGCCAGTGCCGGGAGGCCCGTTTCCGCCGCGCGCGCGATCGCCTGGGGGTTGACCCCGCCACCACCAATGACTTGCCCCGCCGTATCGAGAAGCCGGCCCTGTAAGTCGGTCGGATCGTAACGGTCCTGAATGCCACCCAGTTGGCGAAACAGTTGCGCTGCGGGGTGCTGGGCCTGCCCATTCGCATCCACCGCACCGAAGCCGCGTTCCATGTCGTAATTGGAGGCATCAAACGGTATCGCTCCATCCGTCAGCTTGGACAGCCCCTCATTCGCCAGACCCGCGCCAGCCTTAGATAGATTCCATAGGTTCTGCGGGAGATCGAGGAACGAATCGGCGAGTCCTGCGACGCCCTTGTTGACGCCCTGGGCGCCCTGGTTGATGCGATCCATGAAAGACATGGGCTGCGCCTCGGGCTTAGGCGCGCCAAACTGCGCCGCCAAGGCAGACTGGATCGTATCCGGTGCCGTCCCATCCGGGAAATGCGCCTCCGATCCATCCGGCAATTTGACGATGATGTCCGTCACGTCTGGGGCTCCAGCTTGCCGGTGGATGGGTTATACCGGAACACCTTGGCCGACGATGCGCTGGGCGACGGCGTGATGACCGGCTTGGCGCCAGGCTCGACAGACGACGTAGCGGCCACGCCCTGGTTGCCGTAGTTCCGGTTGAAATACGACGGAAACTGGTTCAGGTCACCGCCCTGGTTGCGGTATTCGTTGTACACGGTCTGGCGCTGGAGGTTGCGTTCCTGCTGGAGGTTGTCCATGCCGACGATCACCTTTAGCGCGTTCTCCGTCATGGTCGCGCTAGGAGTCCACATCGGCAACGTCATAAGGTCGGCATTCGTGATGCGGTTGCCGTAGACTTGCTTGGCCGACTCAAGCGCCGACTGCTGCATGATTTTTTGCAGTTCCTGGAAATTCGACGGGTCGGCACCCGTCCAGCCCACCTGATGCAAGAAATTCTTCGCCTTCGCCAATTGCTCGGACATCGGGCCCGTGTTGACGGTGGGCAGCAATTCCAACAGCTTCTTGTTGTTCGCCAACTTGGCCTGTGCCGACGCCGCTTTGTCGTTGATGTCCTGCTCCATCTCGGCCACCGTACCGGCGCGCTTCTCCGACAACGCCTTGTCCTGCGTGGACTGGCCGATGCCCACGGCACCCGGCGCCTGGGGCACAGGCTCAGGAAGCCGACTCGCCGCATCGTTGACGCGGCCGTTGTAATCCTGGGTTTCCTGCGGCAGCGCAGCCGGGTCCATGCCCTTCTTCATCCAGTCATCGATGCGGCCCGGGCCAGCGTTATACGCCATGCGCGCTAGCGCTTCGCCCGCCGCCTGATTGCCGCCAGCAAGCTTGGTGTATTTGTCGGTCATCTCGCTCATGTACTGAGCGCCGATCTTGGCATTGATCTGCGGGTCGGTATCCGATGAGCCCGGCGGGAATCCCATCTTTTTCTCGTACTCTCTCGCCGTCGCTGGCATCAGCTGGGCTACGCCACGCGCACCTGCCGGAGATACCGCACCCTGATTGCCGCCCGACTCGGCCTGGATCTGCGCACCGAATCCCGTAGGTGCCGAACCGCCTGCGGCTTGACCCGCCCACATGGGGGTCGTGGCGCCATTGGATAGCGTCACATTAGGCAGGATAGTGTTAGCCGACTGCGCGGCCTGCTGGGCGCCAGCGAGGCCAGCCAGCGTTCCTTGAGCTCCCTGGATGGGCTGGAGCACCGGCTGCCCGGATTGGTCGTATCCACCCGTGGTGCCCTTGCCGAAGTCCGCGGCGACAAAAGGAGCCTGTACGCCAGGAATGATGTTCGTCGTGCCAGGCTGGAACGTCTGGGTTCCCTTGTTGACCATTTCAGCACGGTGCAGTCCACCCACATCCGGGAGCGATAGGCCCTGCTGGGTGTACTCGCGGTTCGTGTCGGTGAGCGCCTGGTGTTCGGCGGCGAATTTGTACGCGCCCGCCGGGTCCTGCTGCACCCATGCAGCGAACGCGGCCGGAGACAATCCGATATTCGGGTTGACTCCCGACGATCCACCACCATACGCCTCGGCGGCAGCGGCTTTCTGGGCATCGGCCTGCTTTTGAGCGAGCTCGGCTTGACTTCCGATCGCCTTCTTTTGCTCATAGCCACCAAGCAACGTCTGGGCGATTTGCGCGAGACCTGGGCCGAATCCCATACGTGGTACGACACGCGCCCCGTTGAGTGACGAATACGCCCCGCTGGCTTCCTTGGCATTCTCCTGAAGAAGCTGGGCAAGCGCCAGCCGGCGCTGCAATTGCGCCTGCTGAAAGGCCAGATCAGGGGAGATGACCCCTTTGGGGCTAGCTCCCAAGGCGATCATGCCGGGCGCATTTGCCATGATCAGACCCCCTGGAGGATGCCGGGCGGCAGCGAACCGAGCGGCTTGACCGCGCCCACATTCGGGTCATGCCCCTGCGTGGCATTCATCAGCGCCATGGCGAGAGCCTGTTTCTGCGCCAGCGTGGCGCCACCATTTGGCGACTGGAGTTGCGCCAACGTCACGCCATTGGCGTCGGGCTGGCCCAAAGGAATGGGCCCTCCTTGGCCCCCACCATTCGGTCCGACCTGATCGGCCGCGGTTGGTGCCCGCATATACGGGTTGCCGCCTGCCATATTCTGCTGCTGGGGGTTGACGCCGCCCAAGCCAAAAGGCCCATAAGGCTGCGATGTCATCATCGGATAGTCGGCCATGGTTATTCCTTACGCCATCATTGCAGCCATGAGCACTGCCGAAAGAATCGACGCCCCGGCCTGAGTGTTTGCATTGTCCGCCGCATTCTTGGCGTTCGCGTTGGATTGAGCCTGCTGCTGCGACGCGTAAAAGTTCGAAGCTACATCGGTGTTTGCCGTATTGATCTGACCCGGTTGAGAAACCTGCGGGGTGTTGACCTGGGATCCACCAAGCAGAGACTGGATCTCATTGAGAGCATTCCCGCGCAACGAAAACAGGCTGTTAAGGCCCTGCAATGCTGCTGAATTATTCAATTGCGCCGACTGCACGCCCTGTCCGAACTGCTGGTTGGCTAGGTCATTACCCGCCGTCACAGCCGAATTTCTCGCCTGTGAGTAGGCAAAATCCTTCTGACGGCTAAAATTATCCATGGCGTTGTTGTACGCCTCGGAGCCTTGGGTGATGCCCTGGTTGGCTAATTGAGCGCGAAGCTGCTCCTCTTGCTGTTGGTATTGCGGATCCAGCATCGATGTCTGCTGCTTGTAAACCGCGTCCTGAGCTTGCTGTCTAGCCTGATCCAGATTTCCGCCATTGACGGTGTTTTGGATGGCGGGTAGCCCTGATGGATCCACTGGTCTGTTGAGATACTGGAAGGAATTTCCAACCAGCTGATTCGCCAGATTCGATGTGCCTATCTGCGCGTTCGTATTGTTGTTCTGGATCTGCTGCTGGCCCGGAGCAAGCGATGTGTTCTGAACCCACTTTGGATTCGTATCCGTGCCTACATTCTGCCAAGTTACCGATCCAGTCGGCGTGTTCTGGTCGTATCGGTTGAGCTTGGCATCATAGTTAGCCGTTGCGATAGCCGAAGCTGTCTGCGCGTTAGCGGCAGCTACCGGATCGGTCGGCGGTGTCGTTTTGGCAGACTTACCCATCTTGATTCCCCAGCCATCGGCACTCGTTGCGAGTCATGCCGAGAATGATCATGTCGCCTTCCGGAGTCGCATCCCTTAACCTGCCCTCTTCGACGAAACCGGCTTTCTTGTCGAAAGCGATGGTTGCGACGTTTCTGGCTGAGACGAACCCCGTTACGCGACGACACTGAAGCTGGTTGAACGGGTAGCCGAAGATCGTCGAAATGACTCCCGGCGTTGCCCATAGCCTACCACGCAAAGCCGCAATATGCATAGATATGTCATGCCCGGTATAGTGGTTGAACAGTACGCCAGCGATCAGTTCACCCTTATCCGAACATACCCCGATGGCCTCGTAGCTCAGGCCGTCATCGATTTCCATGCCGGGGATCCGGCCGGCCATCCACTTGGCGACGAATTCCTTCTGCCCAAAGACGCAGTAAGGCATCAGTAAATACCCCCTATCTGATACCCGTAATCAAGCGCAAGCAAGGAGCATTCCGTCTTGGATATCGTCTTCATCCGGTAGGACGCCTGATATCCGATTCCAGCCACGGACTGCCAATTAATGTTTATCTGCCCATCGATGGACCAGTAGGATACGTTCCACATGGCGACATTCCAGAAAGACACGTTGGCCTGGGGAGGGAGATTAAGCGCTGACGATGGCTGAGCATCCCTGAAATCTACGTTCAATACCGCGCTTATTCCTACGACACCAGAACCTTGGAAGATCGGTCGCGCCATAGTGAATTGCTTGTTTGCGCCTGGGGCATCAAATGCCGAGAAGGCAGGCTTCAGGTCAGTGATGATTCCAACACCGTTGTCGGTAAACCCAACATCAGCGCGAACAACTTTCCCTGTTGTTCCGTAGAACAACATGTCATTCATGATTTCCCAGCAGTTCGCGTTCCAGTTTCTAAAAATGCACCATGACCCGGTGATCGTGTTGCACACGTATTGGTACTGACTCGTGTTCTCGACAAATGGGACATTGATGAGGATCTTGTTACCCACCGGGTAAAGGACGATCTGCCAACCGAACCCGTTATACGTTGCCACATCCGTGTTAAGAAGGTTGTCTATCTTCGCAGAAACTGCAAAGTTTCCTTGCGATCTATCGACAAGCATCGCCTTTGAAAGAGGAACAACTCCATCCACAGTGATGCAGTATAAATCTGACCCCACCTTCGTTACCGATCTATTCCCCGCAGCAAGCCTGCCAATACGGAATGCGCCAACCAGACCCCATGTCGCCGTTTGGGATGGATCGAATCCGTTGTAAACGACAACTTCACCTTTGTTGGAGAAGAAGGCAAAATAGTCGTTAGGACCTGCGACCGTATCAATGTTCCACGACTGCATGCATACGAGATTCCCTCCAAGCTTGAACACGGAAGACATGTCGAAAACGACAGCATTTCCTCCTGCCTGACCTACAGGCAAGTACCAGACACGGAACGAATTCTTTTCAACAAAATACAGTCTGCTCTTGAACGACGTGACGTAAGTCAACAAATTGGATGCGATGCCTTGTATGCCTGGCGTCACCGCCAAAGAGCCAACCGTCGTCGCGTTTCCGCCAGGTAATGACTGAAGCGCGTATTGGAACGTCGTGGGTCCGGTCACGGTAATCTGGTAGACCCCATTATAGGCCGCTGGGACAGCCCCGCTAATCGTCACCGTAACACCTGTAGCCAAGCCATGCAGGCCAGTCGTCGTCAATGTTGCCGTTGAGCCAGATGCGGTGATTGACGCGATATTTAGCCCAAGGCCAGAGTTGTAAAGCTGCCACTGGAACCCATTCCAGATACGTCCAAGGTCAACTCCGTTGACGGCTAAAAGATACTGCGCTCCAGCCGTGCCAAAGTTGGCGTAAGACCATCGGTTACTTGCTTGCCCCTGGACAATGGACGCAGCAGCCGAACCAGCAGTGGTGATATCGTAAATAATCCCCCCGGCCGCAGCGAACATCTTCGCCCCCGTCGATCCGTTGTAGGTCATGATGGTCTCTACAGGCCCCGACATGCCGGTAGACCAGTCGAGTGATCCTCCTCGAACGGATATCCCTGAAGGGGTCGGAAACCAATTATCCATCACCAGCGCGTCGGTGGGAGGCATGTCCGCGATGGAGTTAAGTGCGTTCAGCCCGCCCACTGGAGCAGGGACAGATTTGGTCGTGATAACCGACTGGCGGGAAGGGCGCGTCTTCATCACGATATGCCAAATCCTGTGTCAGGGATATTAGCCACACCAATAAACTGGGGGTAATCCAGAACCGTCGCATTGATGGGCAGGTTCTTTGCTGATGCCTGCCGGGACTTGTAGCGGTCAACGGAATTCATCCAGGCGTCCTGCTCCTGCGCATAGTCTAGACCCTTCGCCCTACGGAATCGCCAAATAAGACCCATAATCATGGTGTCGTCATCCAGTAGATAGATATCCGTGTCTACGAGAAACCGTGACTGGGCGGCTCCAGAGGCCGACATAGCGTAGTTGTACGAGTAATACTCATACTCAAGCTGGTTATTGTCGGCAGGGACAGGATCAAGCCAGAACGATCCGTCCATCACGCGGTATCGCCGACGCGGACCTGACACGATGATTCCTGACTTCAGCGATTGCCAATCCTGCGGGCTCAGCGGACCCTCTATCTGCCAGCGCATCGACCGATCCCAGAACGTGGACGGCATCAGATGATCGACGTCTGCGGGGAATGGGTACGACGCCTGGCCGAACGCCAGCGTGGTATTGGATGAGGTGATCATCGCATTCGTGGAGACGACAACTTCGGTCGGCGAATTGATGGCCGTGATCGTCGTGCCATTGGTAAAAATCCCCGCATTGGATCCGTTCGACACGGATACTTCCCAGCCAATTTGCGGAGCAGTTGCAGGTATCGTGAGGAAGTCAACGATGTTGGATCCGGTCGTCACGGAAACGCTTTGCACGCCCGTGGACTGCACGTTGAATCGGTAGCGGGCCCGAAGTGCCTGCCAGCCACCGATACCGGTTCCTTCCTGAAAGGTGTCGCGCGCCTCTCGATTCGCCAAGGCAAGAAGCTGAATCACCTGCTGATCGGTGTTTCCGATCACGGACGATGGCGCAAGCAGGCCCAATTCATTGCAAGCCTGCTGCACCATCTGCAAGAGATTCAACTTGGCGGCGTTTGGTGCGTTGCCGACGATCTGACCCATCACCGCCATGTTGTTATCTCCGCTCTATCGTTGGGTTACTTCGACTTCCACACCAGACCATCGGCCGACCAGCATGTGAGAATGGCCCAGCCAGCAGCGGCCACGGAAATCGAAGCGCCCGCATTGATCGTGCCGCCAACCGGCGGGTACACCGTCAGCGCATTAGCCCCATCATTCGACACCAGAGCGGTATCTCCAGGGGAGCAGCCCGAAGGAAGAATGCCGCCCGTGGAGGCGGCGGTGGTAGTGAACTTGGAATTACCCAAGCCCATCTGGTAGGCCGTCACGTTGGAGTTGCCGAGCGCCGTGATCGCCGGGTCGAGGTTCCCGATGACGTTGGTCGCCTGCAACGGCGCGAAGCCGGAGCCGGTAAGTGCTTTTCCGAAGGCCATCGGTGTTACTCCTACTTGAGATGAGAAACGTCTTTGAGCTTGATCTGCTGCTCGTTCGTCGTGGTCCGGGCGGCGATGTCCTGCATCTGCTTGCGAAGCGCTTCGATTTCGGCACGGAGCGATTCGTTTTCTGATGCCAGGCGTGACTCCGTCACATGCGAGTCCGCTTGCGACAGCCACATCTTGGCTTTGTTGATCAGTTCGCGCGCGCCCAGCACGGCAAGCTGTCCATCCGGCACCGCGGCAAGCTGCTCCACGGTATGGATGTTCAGCGCCTTCAATTCCTGCGCCTGGGACTTCGTCAGCGGGGGCCACTCGGTGACCGCAAGGCCAACGTTCTGCTGGGATTCCTGCGACTGGAACGCGGCCCACTGGCGCGGGAAGCGGTCCTTGTCGGATTCATCGACCCAACGCTCCGTGCGCTTGGTGCTGTCGCCGGGGTAGAAGATCTTGATGTAAGGGCGGTCCTCGAAAACGGGACGGCCTTCCTGCTCGCTCTTGAACGGATGATGGAACGCTTCCATGGAAAACTCGACGTACAATCCGCTGTCGTCACCGTGTTGCGCCATGGTACCGTTCTTGGTATTGGCGTCGATGTTACGGGGTGATGCGAGGCTCATGGTGGTTCCTCATGGTTGAAAGAAGGGGCCAGCACATGCCAGCCCCTTTGTTGCGGTACATCAGGTGATGGCGCCCTGGGCATACGGGCGGTTCAGCTGCACGATCGCGAATCCAGCACCGATCGCAGCGCCGCCGATCACCACGTTGTTCGTCGAGGCGAACTGGGCGTTGACGACCTGCTTGGACGCTACCGGGGTGGACGAGACGACACCCGCCGCCTGCCAGTACACCGGACCGTTGGCCGTGGGGGAGCCGGATACCGCGGCAATCGCGTTGCCCTGGACCTGCACCCAGCCCCACTGGGCGTTCGTGCCGCCGGTGACGACGACGCCGAGCGGCTGGCCGGTAATGGCCGTGCCGGTCCACGCGATGACGGTCGTCACGATCTGACCAGCCGTAACGGTGTCCACGAACTGGACCCACTGGCCCGGAGTGAGTGTGGCGCCAAACTTCACGTACTGGAACGTGCCGCCGCCGAGGTTGCCGTCGTTGCCGCGAACCTCTTCAAGATAGAACGACTGACGACCCGCACCGAGCGGCCCACCGGTCACCAGACCGTAGGGACCCGGTCCAACGGGATCGACGTCAGTGAAATTGACAGTACCCAGAATCGGGTCATAGGACGTGTATGCCATGATCGTAACTCCTTGACGTTGATTAGGCGAAAAGAACGCCCTGGAGGAAGCGGTTCGAGACGGTCATGTTGCCAGCGAAACCCACCAGCTTGACCATCGCGTCCTGGTTCACCGCGAAACGATCGTCACCCAGCGGCACGAAGAAACGATCCACGTGCGGGCGCAGGTACAGATAGTCGGTGTTGAGGAAATACATGGTGTTCGTCGGAGCGCCGCCGCCGTAGCCGCCGTCCATAACTACATCGGCGTCCATATACTTCAGCGCAGAGAACCCAGCATCCGCCATGTCATCGTCGGCCTTGACGCGCTGGATCGCCTGGAGCGATTCCAGGTACAGTCGCCAGTAGTTGTTGTCCGCCACGATGAGATCCGGTTTGTCGGTGCCGCGCACCAACTGAACCCACATTTGGTTCATATACGACTGGATGTTCGCCGCCGTTGCCGGGGCGCCGCCGTTGGCCGATGCGCTGAACGCCTTGTTGCGCCAGAACGTGCCGATGGTCGTGGAGGCGTCGATGCCGCCCACCACACCTGTCGCCGGGGTGGAGTCCACTAGCAGGGCGAGGCCACCGATCTGACGACCACCATCCGCCGAACCATCGCTGTAGCAATCCAGCGCGATGTTGTTGACGAGGGTTTTCTCGGCATTCTTGATGCGGCTTTCGAGAAGATCGATGATCGCTGCCGGCCCGGAGTTCTGGAGCATCTCCAGACCCGAAATCGACACGGCCACTGCCGCCTGGGCGTAGTTGTACTCAGCCGCCGTAAAGACGTCGGACGGGCTGATGTTCAGCGCCTCGTAACCGGAGTAACGCTTGAACGTACCGTTCTCGGCGTATTCCAGTTCCTGCACGATGGTGCGTCCGCCGGAGACAGTCTTGACGTTACCTTTCTTCTTCAGCCGGAGCAGAAGGGCGTTGTTCTTGGTCACGTTGTCGGCCAGCTTACCCGTGCGGTTACGCAGGGTCGTGGTGACAATTTCGGTCATCGCCGAAGAGGGGTTGAGCAGTGCCATGGTAGGCTCCTTACGAAAGAGGGGTTAGATCAGCCATTGGATGCGCTCTGAAAAGCCGCTTCCAGTTCTTCTCGTAGGGATCGCTCGTTCTTGGCCGCTGCCGGGGATGCTGTCCCCGGTGAACCAGACACCGACGAACCTGCCCTACGCGCTGCCTCGGCTTTCGCCTGGGCATCGGCTACCCGTTTCGCCTGCTCGGACTGCGAATTCGCAGCCAGCATCGTGGAACGTAAATCGGGATCGGCATAAACCGCACGCTGGTAAGCATCTTCCATGTCCTTCGCCACTCCATCTCGCAAGAAAACGCCCATGACGAATCGGACCTTGTCGAAATGCTCGTGTCCCGGCTGGGATGCAAATGCGTCAATCGTGCCGTGTGCTTCTTGAATCTCCGTCTGCTGGCGGCTCTGAATCTCCGCCTGGCGCTCCTGCTCGATCTGGTCCAGGCGTTGCTGCAAGGCTGATACCTGGGGGTCGATTCGGGGCGCTCCGCCCTGCAAACGGTTAAACAAGTCCTGTGGGTGAATACTATACTGCTGCATGAGGTTAGCAAACAACTCCACCTTTTGGGCGGGTTGCGCGGTCCGCAGCACGTAAGCTGTGTTGAGCAGTGATTTCACCGCTTCATGCGGATTCGACCCCTCGGCCTGGATCACCGCCATGTAAGGCGAGACCACATCTTTCATCGACTTCCCAAAGGTGCGGTCGTCGTCGGCCCGGGTCATCCCCTGGTGGATCTGCTGCTCGCGCTCGGTGATGTACTGCCGGACATCGACAGGTAGCGCGTCCCACTTGGCCTTGTGCTCGGCCTTCCATGAATTGGGGTAGGCCGGGCCGGTCGCCGCTGCCTGGGCATTCTGGTCGGATTGGACCGGTGTGCCCTGCTCCGCGGCGACCTGCTGGCCTACCTTCGCCGAAGCGGCGTCCTTCTCGGCCTGGGTGAACCGGCCCTGCTCATCGCGAGCACGAGCTTCGGCCTGCTCGACCGCTGCGCTCAGCTCGTCACGGAGCGACTTTTCTTCGACAACGGGCGGGGTGACTTCGTCTTCAAGGCCCTGCACGGAGGTATTTTCGGTATTCATTTAGTTCCCCAGAACCTTTTTGGTGGCTTCGGTAAGCTCCTTGCGTACGTTGAAATCGCCCTGAATCTCCCGTGGGCGACTGTCTGTTTCGTGCATGCGGTAGTGGTTCCGCTTAAGGAACTCGACGTGCTGTCGGCGGGAGGTGATCACGGGCGCGGTGCCCGTCTTCTTGTCCATCGCCACGGCCTGATAGGGCTCGTAGTCGCCCATGATCATCGGTGCCGAGAAAACCCGGACCATCGGCTGGGCGCAGCACTCGGGCGTCACGTGCGATTCCGCCATGCGGGCGAAGAATTCCTTCACCGTACCGCAAGACGGGCACCTGGCGTCATACAGCGGCATCATTGGCCCCCTGGACGAACTCGGCGGCGCCCTGATCCTGCTTGACTCCCTGGACACGTGCTGCCTCTACCTTCGCCGCAGCATTGATTTCGGCGATGGCGATGGCCTTGTCCCGTTCCACCTGGGCCTTGAACTGCTCAAGCTCCATCTGCTTCTGAACCTTGAACTGTTCGATCATCATCAGGTTGTTCCTCTCCGCCTCGTTACGCTGGGCCTCAAGCTGGGTTTCCTGCTGGGCCTGCTCGGCCTGGAAGCGTTGCTTGGACGCTTCCAACTGATTCTGTAGCTCGGCATTGCGCTGGGCCAGCGCCGCATCAGCCTGGATCTTCATCTGTGTGGACTGCTGCTCACCCTGCTGTTTCATCTGCTCAAGCTGCATCTGCCCCTGCAACTTCGCCTGGTCGGCCTGGGTCTGCGCCTGAAGCTTCTGCTGCTCAGGGTCGGGCTTCTGATCGCCGCTCTTAGCCTTCTCCTTCAGGGCGTCAAGCGTCTGCTCAATTGCACCCTCCAGCGTCCGCGCCGACTTGAACGACCGCAAGCCGAACATCACCATTTCGATAGTCATCGGGACCAGCTCGGGTGTATTTTCGCCTGCGGTCATCGCCTGGGTGATAAGCCCCTGCGCCGTCTGGAGGAACTCCATCCGCTGTTTCTTCTCGATCTCGTCGTCGGCGCCGATGGTCGAATCGGTCTCGATCTCCACCCGGAAGCCCCGTGCGGATTCGTTCTTCAGAAGGGCTTCGACCTGCTCCCATGTGGGCTCGTTCAGGAGCTCGATCTTGTCGGCCGGGATGGGGGGCTTGCCATGTGGCTGCGGCGGTGCGGGTGGCTGACCGGGCTGAGGCGGCGGCGGTTGCTGTTGGGCCTGCCACTGCTGGAGCGCGGCCAGATATCCCGCCTTCTCCTTTTCGGACAGCAGCTGCACACCGGAAATCGCCCGGTGCGTCTCCCATGAGAACTGGTTGGAGATCACGTTCCCCATGAGCACCAGCACGTCGCGGCAGAATCGCTGGACGTCGTCCTGCATCTTTCGTAGCCGCATGGATCCGAACGACCCCTTGATGCGCTGGGCCGTCGCGGTCTCCTGTGGATCGGACGCGCCGCGGATGATGTCCGGCATGCCGGAAATTTCATAGAGGTCGTTTTTGACCTGATCACGGGCCTGATAGAGCGTCATCAGTGAATCGGCGATTTCGCCAAGCGGCCACAGTTCGAACGTGCCGGCGATGCCGCCCTTGTCCTTGAGTGCCTGGAACCGCTCCACCGGCACGAGCATATTCTCGGTGCCTTCGTTCAACAGCCGCTGGATGCCCTCGGCCGACACATCGTATACACCGGCCACCTTCAGCGCCTTGGTGATCGCGGCGATACGCCCCGTCAGGTTATCCAGCTCGATGGCCTGATCCTGGTACTCGGTGTAATACGCCACCGGCAGCATCGACTTATTCGCCAGCGTGGCGAACATGGGGCGCGGCGTGGGGAAGAACCCAGGCAGCGACAACGGGTCATCGATGATATCCAGGCAATGATCCACGCCACGCGACAGCCAGACAGCCTGGCCGCGACGCTTATCCCAGATTTCGTAGATACGGGCTTTCTTGGTCGAATCCGGTACGGGCTCGTCTTTACGGTCACCCGAACCGCTCGGCGACCAGTCCAGAGGGATTGTCTTCCCCTCGGTACGGCCGAATCGGCGGGCTAACTCGGCGCGGTCAAGGAACACCTCGCGCCAGACCATCC